ATTTGCGCATCACGTTCTTGCTTTGCTGTTGTTCCTTTCGCAGCAGTAGCAAGATCCTTCTTTGCTTTTTCTAATTCCCTAACAGCATCTTTCTGCCTGTCATACGCATCAGTAAGCAGATCAACAGCGTCACGTTCCGCTTTCTGTGCGTCAGTAAGTTCTTTCTGTGCGTCTTTGTATTTCTGCGAATCGGTAGCAGCACCATTCACTACGTCATTAAGTTCGTTCTGTAAGTCAATAACTTGTTGCTGTGCATCACTTAAAGCAATCTGTGCATCTTCCTGATCAAGAATTGCGGTAGTCAAGTTTTCTTCCGCATCGCGTATTGCTTCAGGTGTCGCTAACGCTCTCGCTTCATTTACTTTTTCTGTTGCATCGGCTTGTAGATCTAACGCTTCTTCAAGTTGTTGCTCTGCTCTAGTAATAGAAGATGTGCGCATTGACTTTCGTGCAGCAACAATTGCGTTCTGTGCATCAGCAACCTTCTGTGTAGCAGTAGCCAATTCACCTTCTGCTTCCGAAACAACCTTGCCAGACTTTAAGTCATTCAATACCTTCTGTGCGTCAGCAACGTTACGCGTAGCATCACGCAAAGATAATGTTGCGCGAACAGCAGAACGGTTAGCGTCAGCAAGATCGCGAGTAGCAGCAGCAGCCTCTTTGCTTCCTGCACCGTAGCCTTTACTAATCTTGTTGAACTTGTCTTGTGCTACACGAACATCATCTGTTGCGTTAGCAAGTGACAGTTGCGCACTCTCAACATCTTTCAACGCTTGCTTATGTTGTTTTGTTTCTTGATCAAATTGTTTCAACGCTGACGTGTATTTGTCTAGTGCTTTCTTTGCTTTGTCCACAGCAGTTTCTTTACCGCTACCAGTACCACCGCCAACGCCAGTTGGTGTCTTAATCGTCTTAGGTGTTTTCGGTGTTAGTTTCTTTTGTGCTTCTTCAAACTTTCGGAAGTCAGCAGCCGATGCTTGTGCAGCCTTACCAACTTTTCCGAACGACAAACTGATGTGATCCAATGTTTTCACATTGTCAAGAAACGGAATCAGATTGTATGCACGAATGAACATATTGATGTAACTGATCGCGCGATTAACGAAGAACTCAACACCCTGCAACATGATGTTGAAAACAGTTGTTACAACTTCGCGCACACCTTTGAAACGGATCATCAACGCACCTAAGATCGCTATGAATCCAATGATCGCTGCAATAGTTATACCAACTGGGTTAGCAAACAAAGCAACATTGAAAAGTGTTTGTGCCACTGTCGCAGCAAGAAGAACACCCTTCAAGATAACAACAGCAGTACCGATTGCCAATATCGCATCAGCGAACAACCCAAGTTGTGGAATAGCATTTAAGATCTCTGTACCAAGAAAGCGAAAACCTGCACCTACACCTTGCTCACCAACAATGTTTGCAAACTCAGACATTTTCGGCACAAGAACGTTAGTAACAAATGTTGCGAATCGTTCAACTAACGGAAGAAGCAGATCACCAAGATCTTCAGCAACGTTGCCCACCGCAACTTTCATCAAGTCAAACGCTGTTGCTGTTGCTCGCGCTGTACCACCCACCTGTGATTCAACTTCCGCAAGAATAAGTTTCTGCGCGTCAAGAACATTTCCAGAATCAACAAGTGTTTTGATCTGTTCTTTTTGCGATGCACTGAAGTTCACACCTGCACGTGCTAACGCTGAAACACCCTTAGTCGGATCTGATAATGCTTTACCTAACATCTTTGCTGCTGCGTCTGTACTACCGAACACGTTGCCAAGATCTAGTGCAGCCATTGACGCGCGAGTAAATATGTCATTGCCCTTACCAGCCTGATCCTGCACTTGCTTAAACGTCAGCAACAAGTTCAACGATGATTGGATTAGTTCATCATCAACGCCAGTTTGCAAAGAAAGTTTCTCAGACAGATCGCCAATCTGCGTAGCAGTTAGACCTGCTGCACCACCCGTCGCTGTAATGATCGCCTCAGTCTGTTTCATTACCTTCTGTGATTCATACGCAGCCTGAACTAACTTGCCACCGATAACACCAGCAACACCTGCACCGATAGCACCAAACTTTGCGAACTGTGCAATACCTTTATTGACCGCAGCGTTGCTGTTAAGCAATGCGAACTGCATCTTGCTGCCTGCACCTTCAAGTCTCTTAAAGTCTTTAATTGCTTTGGATATTCCACGCCCATCAAATGACGAAATAATTGGGACACTGATAGCCATTAGAAACCTTTTCCGAATTGACCAAGAAGGTTACGAACTTGTTTGCTAGCACGTGCGCTTTGTGCTGCTCGCGTCTGTGTATCGGCAGCGATCTCTGCGCTGTATCGCGATTCAATCTTGTCCAGTATTTTCATAACGTCGTTAATAACTTTCGGCATTGCTTTAATAACTGTTGGGAACATTACACGACTGTTTGGTTGCCCACGTTTGGTGTTGTTCAAGTTGGTAATAAATGATGCAGCGTTCGCTGTGCGTGTTTGTTGCGCAAGGTCATAGATAGATGCAGCAGCATCAGTTTGTTTGATACGCAGGATTGTGTACGTGCCATCTGATCTACGTCTTGTTGAACCAGTATCAGCCTTGACACCACGCTTGACCTTCGCATACTGGTATCTAGGAAATGATGCGCCAGCAGAGTCAGGTGACTTCCTGCCACGTTGCGTTCTTCCGTACTTAGTCCAGTTCACTCCGCGCTTAGAATTCCAAGGCTGTTTGGGAAACTCACCTTGAACAGCAACAACAATCGGCTTGGCAGAATCAATCAACTCTTTGCGAATCTCTTTGAATACATCACGCTCAAAGCGTTGCAGATATTGAATTGTTGATTGAACACCATGCACTGCGGTTATTTGAGCCATGCAGTTATGTTACAGCAACTTGTCTAACTCAGAAAGAGTAGCAACGTTTGACGTTGGTTTTCGTTTGCGTAAGTTTGGATTGTTCTTCCAATTCAGATACGCGAACATTGCGTCAAGATGATCATCAGGTTCTGCCAGCAACACCGAAACAGGTATTCCTGTTTCAACCGCGAGATACGCAATCAGGAAGTGGGCTGACTCATCTCCAAAGGGAGATCACCATCATCGGTTTCTGTAATCTTTATTTCCTCAATCAATCCAATCCAATCAGGATCAAACTGTTGTGTTGTTTCTCTGCGTCGTTTCTCAGAATGCCAAGCAAGCCACGCAAGATCAGTCAGGCGTAGTTCTTCCTCAAACTTGGTAACGCTTCGCGACCAGACACGTTCAAACGCTACGAAGTCAGCGAACACCGCTTCAAGATTCTTTTCTGTTCCGTCGTTATATACGACAGTCATTGCTATTTTCATTTTGTTTTCCTTCTCGTGAAGTTGTTAGATCAGGTTGTGGTCTTTACGATTGTTCCACCAGTGAACGTCAATGTGGTCATTGCCAATTCACCAACAGCACCAGCAAGTGGTGTGTGCGAAGCGAGGTATGCACCAGTGATGGTGTATAAAGGGTTGGTTGCTGATGTTGAAGCAGAACTGTTCTTCAACGCGAGTGTGGTTGTAGTACCAACTAAAGGATAGATCGTGGCTTCAACGTTTGCTGCTGCGAGATCCTGCATCAAAGAAACTTCAACAGACAGGTTTTGTAAACCACCAGTGAAGGTGTGACCAGTTGAACCGAACGCGGTGGTCTCAACACTGTCAATTTCATAATTCAATGTCACGCTGTTCGCGTGATCACTCAATGCAATTGAGTTGATTGTTACTGACGCGTCTGTGAGAACTAACTTTGCCATGATCTACTTGTCCTTTGATTCTGTGTTTTCTGAGGTCTGTTTTGCGCTGACAATTGCGATGTGTCCGCCATCAATCAACGCTTGTATGTTAGCACCATCAAGTGCATCGTCGTCAATAGTCTGACCTTGTTTTCCAATCGTTAAACGATCTGAAAGAATCTTGTATGAAGTCATTTGTTTTCCTATGCGTGAACTGTAAGTGATAGTTGTATTTCCAAGAACTCTGCGCCACCCTCGCCAAGACTTGAAATGTCTGCACCTGATGGTACTACTAATGTTTGGCAAACTCCACCAAGAGTCTTATCTGATTCAAGACAGGCACGAATTGACTTTGTGCCAGAGTACGACAGGAAGTCATCTAGCAAAGCAAAGGCTGTGCGATCTGTGTAGCGACCTACAACAACATGAATGGTGAACGCCATAACAACATCACCACCACCAAACGCTCGGTGATATTCAACTTGTGTCAATTCAGGATAAGCAAACGGTGGTGTGTTCATCTGTTCCGTCTGATACGAGAACGCACGAAGTCCTGAGATAGTCGCTAGACGTGTCTTGATTCCTTCAGCGACTTGTGAAACGGTTGCAGGCATTACGCAACAACCAACTGTCTGTAT